TCTCCAAAACCTCTCCAGGGTTCCAGTCTGGTGAGTATGATTTTTATTTTAGAGGTGACGATATTGGTCTTGATACCATTGGTGATTTGGTTACTACCGCAGAACTAAATGGTATCGTAGAGCGCACAGGTGCTTGGTACATACTTCCTGATGGCACAAAAGTCCAGGGTAAAGAAGCATTTGTTAATCGTGTAAGAGAGGATCTTGACTTGCAAGAATCAATCAAGGCAAAACTAAATGCCTAGTTATACTGTCTATCACGGAAAGTTTATTTGTCATAACTGCAAAGTAGAAGTCACATCTCTTAGACTTTATGCAGAAACAAAAGAAATGACCTGGATGTGTAAAGATAAACATCTAAGCAAGGTTTATCTTGGAAGAAGAAAGAAGAAGGATTTTGACGGAGAAGAGTGAGTCTAAGAGAATAGGTGCTAAGCAGCACAAAAACTCTGGTCGTAATACCCAAAAGGGTGATGCTTCTTGGAAAAATTTTGTGGTTGACTTTAAAGAGGTTGGAAAGTCTTTTACATTAAATAAAGAGGTTTGGGCAAAGGCTACTACTGATGCAATGAAAAATGGCAAGGATCCAGCCATTGTGGTGGTAATGGGCGAGGGTAACTCTAAAGTCAGACTTGCTATAATTGAGATGAGTATATTAGAAGATCTAGTGGAGGAATAATGGAACAACAAGGAACAACAATAGATATGGTAAATGGTCTTGCAGAGATTGCAGACTATATGCAGGATGAAGAACTTACCGTTGCACTCACAATGATTGCTAAACTAATTATTAAGCCAGACATCCCAATTAATGTGGCTCACGTAGAGATCGTAAGGCTTCAGGCAATCGCAGCAAAGATGGCATTTAAGGCTACCTGGATGGCTAATGTTGACAAGTCAGATCGTGGTAAAAAGAATCTATATTACACAGCAGCAGAATCACTTAATAATTTAGTCTCAGCACTCAAGTACATCACACGCTAATCTGCTATACTTATACTAATAGAAACGAGTAAAAAATGACAAAAAGTTTATTACAGCAGATTATGGTTAAGCAGGAAAAACCACCAGTACACTCAATAGATGTTGCTGGTTTGACTGAAAAAATTCAGTCTGGATATACTGTTAATCGTATTGAAAAACAAACGCAAAAGAAGACTTTTGCACCATCAACTATTGCCTATGGGCACGGAGAGTGTCCAAGATATTGGTACCTTGCTTTTGACGGACAAATGTTTGAAGATGATGCAACACCATACAGTGCAGCCAATATGACTGCAGGAACAAAGTCTCACGAAAGAATTCAGGAAGCAATGGGCAATGTTCCCGACTTCCTTGTTGATTCAGAATTTAAAATAACAAATAATGATCCTCCAATTTTTGGGTATGGGGATGTTATTGTTAACTGGCAGGGAGAAGAACTCCTTGGTGAAATTAAAACAATGATGAATGAGGGTTTTGAGTACCGCAAGGCGCATATGAAACCAAAGACTGGTCATTTAGTACAGTTACTTATCTATATGAAAATTCTTAAGAAGCCTAAAGCAGTTCTTATTTATGAAAATAAAAACAATCACGAGTTGCTTATTCTTCCAGTAGAAGTAAATGATTATTATCGTCGGTGGGTAGACCAGACGTTTGAATGGATGAGATCAGTTCGTAAGGCTTGGGTCGATAGAACCCTACCTGAAAAGAATTACCGATCCAATTCAAAGATCTGCAAATCATGTCCAATTAAAAAGGCATGTGCAGAGGCTGGTAAAGGAGACTTTAAACTAAAGTCCTTGGAGCCTATAGATGAAGCATTGTCAATGGTGTGATAAAACTTTTAACACACAAATAAAATATCAGATATACTGCTCTGTAGAATGTAGAACCGAATCTACAAAAGAAAAAATAGCAGCACGATATATTATTGAGCGTCGTCAAACACGAATAGGCAAAGATAGACGGTGCAAAAGTTGTGCAGAGCCTTTGTCTATCTACAATGACGAAAACTTGTGTATTAAATGCAATGTTAATCCCAAAGACGTAATGAAAGCATTGAAAGAAATTAAGGATAACTTGAAATGAAATTAGCAGAAGCTATAGGTTCAAAAGCACCAGAGCGTGTCTGTGCTATTGACGCAAGTACTAATAGCCTTGCTTATGCTACTTTTCATGGAGGGTATCTTAGAGAGTTTGGAAAGATTAATTTTCAAGGCAAAGATATTTATGAAAAAGTTATTGATGCTGGAAGAAAGTCAATTGGACTCTTTAACCACATTGTAAATGTAGATGCAATTGTTATTGAGCATACTGTTTTTATGAATAGTCCTAAGACTGCTGCGGATCTTGCATTGGTTCAAGGTGCCTTACTTGGTGCTGCAGGACAGTCTGGGATTCGGATTATTGGAAAAGTTTCTCCAATCACTTGGCAAAATTATTTAGGAAACAAAAAGATGTCAAAAGAAGAGCAGGCTTTAATTAGATCTGCTCATCCAGGAAAATCTGTTTCTTGGTACAAAACATATGAAAGAAATCTTAGAAAAGAAAGAACTATTACAATGATTAACACAATCTATAATAAATCTATTACTGATAACGATGTTGCCGATGCTTGTGGCATTGGACATTGGGCAGTAAAAAATTGGGGCAAAGCAATAGGAGCTGATCAATAATGCCAGAGCTAAATGCAAACATTCCACCAATAGAGTGCTATGTGCGTGGAAACTTTTTAAGAGATCAAGAAGATAGTCATGACCAATACTTCCCATGTGTTATCTTTGGAGTCTCAAGTATTAAGGGAAGAAGTCCGTTGTTCCATTTCTTAATGGAAGATGGTGGGCTATGGTGGAGAATGCCAATAAATGCTTTTTGTACAAAGCCAGGAGTTCCAGAAGAGCCTATCTACAATCTTGTGCTATGGAATTCATTTTCTCCACACGTGGCTGTAACTAAATTTCAAAACCTAGTTAACATGAGAATGTCTTATCTTAATAGAGAAAAAGAAAATGTTCCTGGAAAGTATTTGTTTACCCTTGACTGGCACAACCCAGAATCAAACATCTTAGATGATGGCTACTCTGAAAATCCAGGGCAACATAAATGTGGTCATGTAATTCAAAGAGATGATGGAAACTTTGCTATTCAGCCTAACAATAGAGTCAAACTATATGAGCCATCATTTGTAACAAAGCAAAGCTTATTGCTTCATAGACTTGTAAATACTAATAAGTGGGACGTTGAGAGTTATGATAAGTGGATGCTAGAAGACTCTAATTCTTATGACTATGACATTTTTGAAAAAGATAAAAATGCAAACACCTAATCAACTTAAGGCAGCAGCCCTTATTGAACATTTAATTTTACAAAATGCTCTTGAGATAGATGGATTTGACATTGAGACTGGAGAAACGATATACTCTATTACAGACAACTTAGAGTTTGTCAACCCAGAACTTTATGAAGATTTAAGAGAAGACTTTAATCATCAGATGTTTGAAATGGTTAGACAAGGTCCAACAATTATGAAATGGAAAATTGACGGGAGATTCTTTAATGGCTAAGTTATACACAAGTAACATATGGTTACGTAAACGCTACATCATAGACAAGAAAACTCCTGAAGAGATTGCTACAGAGTGTGGAACAAGCGTTGAAACAATTTATGTTTACCTTGCTAAGTTTGGATTAAGGAAGTCAAAGCGATGAATAAAGCACAAAAAGTTTTTATTGGATTAGTTATAGCCTGCTCTGTTGGGTTAACCTATGCAGCAACAGTTGTTAAGGATATGCCAGATGCCTTTGATTGGGATGATGACGATGAGTGAAAATTTAAGCATTACGGTTGATCAAGTAAATCATCCACGACATTACACAACAGATCCTTCTGGCGTAGAGTGTATTGATATTACCAGACATCGCAATTTTAATATTGGGAATGCTTTTAAATACCTTTGGCGAGCAGGACTTAAAGATGAATCTAAAACTATACAAGATCTAGAAAAAGCTATTTTCTATATCAAAGATGAAATAAATAGATTAGAGGGTAAGTATGTCAACTGAAGAAGATTTAGTCAAGCACTTAGATCAAGTTAATGATGTAGTTGAAGAATACCTAAAAGGTAATGACCCAACTAAAATTTCTAAGGATCTTGCAATTCCACGTACTCGTGTAGTACAACTTATTAATGAGTGGAAGGTTATGGCATCAGCTAACGATGCTATCCGTGCTCGTGCTAAAGAAGCACTAGCAGCAGCCGATGCTCACTACGGGAAGTTAATCTCAAAATCTTATGAGGTAATCGATGAAGCATCTATGACTAATAACCTTAGTGCTAAAACTGCTGGTATTAAGTTAGTTATGGACATTGAGTCTAAGCGTATTGATATGTTGCAAAAAGCTGGACTGCTTGAGAATAAAGAACTAGCAGAAGAAATGGTTGAGATTGAAAACAGGCAAATAGTTTTAATGTCAATTCTTAAAGACATTGCCTCAGAACATCCAGAGATTCGTGATGAAATTATGAAGCGACTATCTTCTATTGCTAAAAAAGATGAAGTGATTACGGTAGTACACGATGGCTGATTTTGGTGATTTCCTTGAGGCTTTAAAAAATAACAACTTTGCTGAGACACCAGTCAACGCAAAGACATTTGTTGAAGGTGAAGATTATTTAGGACAGCCTCCGTTATCTCAAACACAATATGACATTATTGAAGCAATGAGTCAAATCTATAGAAAAGAAGATTTGATTGATTTGATGGGCGAAGAAGAAGGCGCAAGATATTATAAAAAATATACTAAGAATGAAATTATTCTGCAACTTGGCAAGGGATCTGGTAAAGACTTTACCTCAACAGTAGCATGTGCATACATTGTATATAAACTATTATGTTTAAAAGAACCAGCAAGATACTTTGGCAAACCTTCTGGAGATGCTATTGATATTATTAACGTTGCCATTAACGCTCAACAAGCTAAGAACGTTTTCTTTAAAGGTTTTAAAACAAAGATTGAAAAGTCCCCTTGGTTTCAAGGAAAGTATAATCCAAAAGCCGAAAGCATTGAATTTGATCATGCGATAACTGTTTATTCTGGTCACTCAGAAAGAGAGTCACACGAAGGTTTAAACCTTATCCTTGCTGTCCTTGATGAGATCTCTGGCTTTGCTAATGATGTAGGTACTGGAAACGATCAAGGAAAGACTGCAGATAACATCTACAAGGCTTTCCGTGCCTCTGTAGACTCTCGTTTCCCTGATCTTGGTAAAGTTGCTTTGCTATCGTTCCCCCGCTATCCAGGAGACTTTATCTCACAAAGATATGATGCTGTAATTTTAGAAAAAGAAGCACTACACAAGACTCATAAGTTTATTATTAACGATGAACTTCCAGAAGATATGGTTGGTAACTCTTTAGAAATTGAGTGGGATGAAGATCAAATCATTTCATATAAATATCCAGGAGTCTTTGCATTAAAGAGACCTACATGGGAAGTAAATCCCACTCGTAAAATTGATGATTTTAAGATTGCTTTTATGACAGACCTTGGCGATGCTATGCAGCGCTTTGCATGTGTTCCAACATATTCTAGTGATTCATTTTTTAAGCAGGTAGAAAAAGTTAGATCCTGCATGACAATCAGAAACCCTATTGATTCATATAAAAGATTTGATGAAACATTTAAACCAGATCCAACTAAGAAGTATTATGTACATGCTGACTTAGCCCAAAAGCATGACAAATGTGCTGTTGCTATTGCTCATGTTGATAAGTGGGTAAATATTCAGGTAATTAAAGATTACCAACAGGTAGCACCAATAGTTGTAGTAGATGCTGTAGTGTATTGGGAACCAAAGGTTGAAGGCCCAGTTAACTTATCTGAAGTAAAATTATGGATTCAGAATTTAAGAAGACAAGGTTTTGATATAGGAATGGTTTCTTTTGACCGTTGGCAATCGTTTGATATTCAGAACGAATTAAAACAGGTTGGTATAAGAACTGAGACTGTTTCTGTTGCTAAGAAGCATTATGAGGATATGGCTATGCTGATCTATGAGGAAAGGCTTGCTATGCCAGCAATAGAACTTTTGTTTGAAGAGCTAACTGAGCTAAAAATTATGAAAAATAACAGAGTTGACCACCCACGAAAATCTTCCAAGGACTTGGCAGATGCTGTTTGTGGAGCAATCTTTGGGGCTATCTCTCATACTCCAAAGGATTTAGATCAAGAAATAGAGATACATACGTTCAGGGATAGACCAAAAGTTGACAACCCCTTTGCCAATGTGATAGAATATAAACCTATGCCAAATGATGTAAAAGATTATTTGGATAGATTCAACTTACTATAGAA